CCTTTCGCAAAGTCCGCCAAGGCTTCACCTGCCAAGACTGCGGCTTTGTCGCTCTGATCTCAGACCACTGTGGTCGTTGTGACGGATCGAACCTGGTGCAAGCATGACCGGTTCTGTCAATCCAGCCAACAACTCCTACGTCAATCGCGAGCCATACATCACCGTCTCTGAGTTTCTAAACTCGCCAATCGGTGCCACCGTCGACACGACAAACCTTGTTCCTGACGGAAACTACGCATCGCAGACCGCAGCTCTTCAAGCACTGATCTACATGGCTTCAGCCGACGCTGACAACATCTGCCTGGGCGCACTCGGAACCCTCTGCGCCACGCTGAACACTGAGCAAGGCCAATTCAGGGCCAACCGACAGGGCCAGATTGTCGTTCACCCTGCCTACTGGCCGATCCTCGAAGTTGACTCATTCTCTGTCGGCACCTCGCCAAGCGGTCAGACCGTTGTGCCAGTCACCGCCGCTACCTGCTGGATCGAAGAACGGCAGTTCACCATCGTCAACTCTGGCTACCTGAACACTTCCAATGGCCCACTGTCGTTCGGTGCGGTCAGCACTCAAACATCGGCCAAGCAGTTCTGCACCTACACCTACATCAACGGTTGGTTCAATCAGTTTCTCTCTGCTGGAATCTCAGCCGGTGCTACCACATTGACCATTCCTTCCTATGTCGGTCTTTACCCTGGAATGAGTTTCACGATCTGGGACGGATCCATGACCGAGACCGTGACCGTCTCACCGACCTGGACTCAGTCGACCACCGTGACCCTGGCCAGCCCAACGACCTTTCAGCACAGCCAAGGAGTGAACGTCTCGACTCTTCCAGCCTCGGTGAAACAGGCCGTGATTCACCTCACCGTTGCCGCTATCAAGCAACGTGGTGAAGGTGGTCTCGTGATCGCTGAGACCGGCGAGCCAACTGGCGTCGGTGGTGGCAAAGGCGACTCGTCGATGCAAGATATCGACAGGGCCATAGAACTACTGCGCCCGTTCCTTCAGGTCTGGGGCCGTACGTGATCGCTCTGGAAGGAATCATTGGAGCACTGGTCGTCGTCGGCATCTTGCTGGTTGCCGTCTTTATCGCACCATGAGCCGGTCAACAGTCCGCTCAACCTTGCAGTCGTACCTTGCGCCTGCGACTTCGGCGATCCCATTCTTGTCAAATGTCTATGCGCACCCTGCCAAGTTCACGCCAGAGGGCGACTTCTTTCAGGGCCAAGACCCAGGACACACCACTGGTGCGGTCATCTTTCTCTATATAGGTCAGCAGGCCGAGCGCCGAGCTGCTCTAGGTGGGCCGCACAACGGCAGGAAGGTCGTCGAGTATGACGTTATTCTCGACTGCTTCATCAGATCTATGTCACCCAAGAGCGAAGACACCGGTGCCGACTCAGACACCTTCCTTGACTCTTTGGTTACCTACATCAGAGCAGATCGAAACGCTGGTAATCCTTCAGTCGTCTTCCAGTGGGGCGAAGGTTCCTACCCTGGTGGCGTCGACCTCGAAGTCATGGCGCTCTACCCAAGAACGCTCAAGGGTAGCGGTCAAGTCAGTCAGGTCTACGCTACGGTTAGAACGAAAGTTGTTGAGATAGTCAACTCGTAAGGAAGCCCATGCCGCAGTTCACATTCACAGGATCAGAGACCTTAGTGTTCCCAACACTGGCCGCCGCCGATGGCTCTACCCTTGTCTGCAATCCTGGCGACGTGGTCACCCTTGACGCTGACCCTCAACTGCCTGAGTTATTCACCGCCGCTAGCGCCAAAGCACCAGCCCAAGCGCCGGCACCAGAAGCCCCTCAGACAGCCCCAGAAGCCCCTACAACGCCTGCGGCCACCGCTTAGGTATCGCAGGACTAGGAAACAGGAGAACTCAAAATGCCATTCATGTCCGTCAACAGTTACGTCGGGTTAGGTATCGAAGCGACGCGTGGCACCGCATCGACAAACATGAAATGGATTCCGGTCACGACGCCGCAGCTGACGGCTCAGCAAACGTGGCTTCGTGACGAGGCCTATCGTGGCTCACCGGTCTCGGTCTACAACGAAGTCCTGGGTGTTCGTCATGATCTCTACGACTTCAAGGGCTATGTCTTTGCCGACACCTTCCCCCTTATCGCAAAAGCGGCCCTGGGCTACGAAGCCATCTCTGGCTCAAGCCTTTACACCCACACCGTGAGTCTCTACAACAACTCCTCCACCGGTTCACAGCCGCCAGCAGTGACGATTCAAGACTTCGACGGCGCGAACCCCTTCCAAATCCTTGACGCTCAACTCGGCGACCTGAAGATGACGTTCGGTGCCGAAACTGCGTTTGAGTACGAAGCGAAGTTCATGGGTCAACCCTTCAACATCATCGCCGCACCAACTCAAACATTCTCGACTGAGCAGTTCATTCCTTCCTGGGACGTTCAAGCCACGATTGGTGGCGTTGCGACGTCGCTGGTGGTCTCTGGTGACATCTCGATTGCGCGAGCCACTACGCCGATCTTCACGGCTCAAGGCATCAACGCTCCTTACCGATTGTTCGCTGGCCCCTGTGACGTGACTGGGTCGATGAAGTTCATTGTCGAGAACACCGACAACATTGTCTACGCAAGCAACAACCAAACCACAGTCGGTTCTTCACCGTCAGCACTGTCAAACTCCACAACGGCAAGTCTCCCTGTGACTTCTTCGGCATCGTTCGCCGCTGGTGGTGGCACGGCGGTTCTCTTCCACTCTGGCGTTTCTTACGCCCTGAGTTACACCGGCACAACCGGATCTAGCCTGACTGGTGTTCTGCTGACCAACGCAACGGGCGTGACGCCTACCGCCGCAGACATTGTCTCGACTGGTTCCTACGCTCTGACCGACAGCCCCAAAGTCGTTTCTCTGGTCTTCACTGACCCATCAAGCGGCCATCAAGTCACGGCTCAGATGTCACAGGTTCAGTTCACTGACCCGAAGCGTGACCGCTCAAAGGCCTACGTCGAAGTTGACGCCACGTTCACGGCGGAGGCCAACACAACCGACGCAGTCTCAGCCGCTGGTGGTGGCTACTCGCCCATCAAGATCACGGCAACCAACGCAGTCTCAGCCGTCTACTAATCTCAACTAAACCAAAACGAATAGGGAAGGGAGTTCCTGTGATAGTTGCGCTACCGAATAACGAGTCAGCGACCTTGCGCGAGTACGACGAATTGACCGAGAGACAAGCGCGTCGAATCCGTGCAGCTCTTCGGGGAGCTTTGGCGCAAGTTGGCCAGGCCGCTCAGATGGGTGTCACCGACGATCCGAAAACCTGGGAAGCACTCAAGGGTCAAGACGAAGAGCGCACAGCCATAGACCTCTACACCGACCAGTGCATTGTTGAGATGGTCAAAGCCTGGACACTCGGCGACCTGCCAACACTTGAGTCCGTTGCCGACCTGCCCCAAAAGACTTACTCAATCCTGGGCGAGTCAGCCGTTGCCGTCACGCGTGAGACTGAGGACTTTGACGAGGTGAGTCCAGACCCAAAAGTGGGTACAGGAGACTTGAACGTCTCCGCGCCCACCTTGTCGGGCGTGGTCTCGAACCAGTTGACCCCGACATCGCCGACCAGTGGAGAGAATACAGTTACCGCCAACTGATTCCGATGTCGCACGAGCAATATCTTTCAGAACCGTCTACCGTAGTTGATTGGACGTTGCGGTTAGATCGGTTGAAAGGTCAGGTACAAGAGGAATGGCAACAACAGTCGTCTTAGACGGTCTTCATCTCTTCAAGGACACACTCACCGACATTCAGAAAAAAGCCGACGCCTACATGCTCAAAGCCGTTCGGGAGATGGCACAGGTTGTCATTGAAGACGCTCGCAAAGAGTTCACCACCGTTGCTCTCGACGCTCAGGGCGGCGAACGTCTTTTAGGCAAGGGTGAGAAGTTGCTGAAAGGTGAGAAGTTGTCACGCAAGGGCGCGCACCAGGGCGGAGACAGGCCGAACATCAGAACTGGCTACCTGGCGAGATCCATCAGGGCCGACTTCTCAATCATTGGCATCGGGCGAGCGCAGGCCGAGATCGGCCCAAGAGCCGCATATGGGCGCAGAATCGAATTGGGCTATCCTGGTGGCGAAGGGCGAGGCCAGGCCAAGACGCGAGCGTTCCCATTCCTCCGACCAGGACTAGAAAAAGCCATGCCAGAGATCACCGAAATCTATGAGCGGAACATGCGCGCCGCTTGGAGGGCCTAATGGCTGGCGAATCCTTACTTCCCCCAGTAGTTGCCGTACTTCTTGCCGACATCAAAGAGTTCACGGCCAAGATGGAAACGGCCAAGGGCGAGATGGACGACGTCGGCGCAAAGGGCGCAGGTCTTGGCAGTCAAATGGCCGCAGGATTAGCCGTCGCTGGCGGAGCAGTCGGCGCTTTGGCCTTGGGCGTTGGTGTTGTCTCGACGAAGATGGCGATGGACTTTGGCTCAGCCATGACCTCGGTGCAGAACAGCGCCGGTCTCTCAGAAGCCGCCACAAAGAATCTGCAAGATGCCTTCCTCAACACTGCCTTCAAGACCGAGTTCTCTGGGACTCAAATTGCTCAGGCTTACGCCACCGTCGCAGGTCAATTAGAA